ACCTTCGCCTTTTTTATCAACTTCATGGCGAGCAAAGTAAGAGTTCATTCTCTTTAATGTGTCTAATGATAATGCTTTTCCGTTTGATAAGTCGCGGGCGCGGGCAACGCCCACCTCTGTTCCGCCACGGCCATGTTTAGCCCGCAGTTCTAATCCGCGTTTTGCGTTATTGCGCACTTCTTGCGGTGGAACAAATCCACTATCTGCGCCTTTACTTGCTTCAGGCTCATTAACATACAGAGCCGCTAATTGTTTTTTTGCGGTTTCTTCTGTTTTATGACAACCCATTACTTCGCCATCACTATCTTTTACCACGGGAAAACCTGAACAGCCATGTGTTCCTTTGTCTCCAATGTGGTATGGCATGAGTTATCCCTTCAAAACCTTACCATAAGAGTATCAATTTTTGGTTACACAAGCGTTTTTAATCAGTTGGCACATCTCGCCTTGCATTAGTTACAGCGTTCTTAGCCATCTCTGCTTTTATAGCAACCTGCCATTTGCCAGGCAATTGCGCAAGATCGGTGTGTTTAAGCGCCAAACCACTCAGGGTGTATCTATCTTTAGGGTTTAAAGTTTTCATTATTGAAGCCATAGCGCGTGAAACTGAAGGGTTAATTAGGTTCATTTCTTTAACACCACCAATGCTTTTCTGTTTAAGACTACTATGAATTGATTTGAAGGAGCGTCCACATTTCTTGAAACAACTCTATACCCGTCAAAACCTTGTGCGGCTAAAATTCTTCCTTCATTGCTTGCCCCCGTAAATCCTCCACCGTTTTTTGCGGCTTCTCTTGCCGCGTTCCATTCTAAAGGTGTAGCAATCCTAGCGTTAGGCCTGACTGCCATAGTAACAATACTACCGCCTGCGTTATCTTCGCTTGCATAATGTTGAGCAATGCTCAAATCAGTTGTTGTGTAAGTTCCGCTACCGTAAGTGCCTTGCCCACCAAAGTATTCACCCTCTGCAAATTGATTAGTTATTTCTGCCTCACTTTCAACCCATTTAGCATCAGTGCCAGGGGCATCATAATGTGGAGTGATGCCGCGATAAGTTACAGTGCCGCCTTCAGCAACAACTCTGTCAAATTCTTCTTGATCAACCATTTCTGCCTTACCATCAAAACCTTGCTTTTTGGCTATTGCTTCTAATGTGGCATCTCCCTTTTGTCCAGGGTCAAAATCTTTGTCTCTAAGATCCGCTGATTGTTGTGTGTATTTTCCATCAGTTCCGTACTCAGCGCCTAATTCAGAAGTTATGTCTTTACCTTCACCAGGTTCACCAGCGCCACCACTACCACCAGCGCCGCCTTCAGCCTCACCAGCACCACCAGCACCACCGCCGCCCCCTTGCGGGCCACCTGCTCCAAAAGTAAAACGGCCTTTGGAGTCACGGTTAGGATTGTTCTTTTCAATGTCTGCGCTTTTATCGGTTTTACCGTAGCGGGCAAAATAAATTCTTTCCGCTTTAGCATCACCCAAAATTGCTCTTTGTTGTAACTCAAATTTAGGCATGTTGGAGTAATCGTCTATGTCTCCTACCTGATCAATAAAGTTACTCATTGCTACCCCTGTCCTGTTAATCTCATAGCCGCTCGCCATTGTAATTCATCAGGCATTAAATCCCAATACTCTTGTAAACCCAAATTCCAACCAAAGCGCTCAGCAAATGCTTGAGTCACTGGTGTTTGTTCTCCCAAAAGCCATTGAGCAAATACTTCAGCGTAGGCTTCTTTGGCATCTTCAGTTCCGTAAGCGCTCCAAAAATCTCCATCTTTATACTTACGGCGCAATCCTCCAATAAATTTACCGCGCACACCATTATTGCTAATGCTATCTACATCATGGCCTAATTCATGCGCAATGGTGTATTTATTTTCATTTACGCCATAAGCCGCAGGCATGCTCCAACGCGTTCTATTACCGTTAGGCAAACGGTATCCTTCAAAACTTGTTTGTTGCGTTAAAATTCTAGGAGGAAGAATTGAACTTCTAACAGTTTTAGCGCTAAACCAAATAGTATCGTGGCCTAAATAAGTGTAAGCATTAACATTACCTTTAGTTCCCTCAACACCTTCTTTAATTAAAAGCAAGAAATCTCTAGGTGTTCCATCAAGATTATACTTGCGCCATGCAGGTAATTTTTCATACACCTCATCAAAGTTTGTTAAAAACCCATCTAGCATTTCATCAGTAACGGTTGTTAATTTTTTATCTAACAAAACAGTAACATTGCCTTTTTCAAGAATAATGCTTGCATCATCAAACTGATCTTTGGCTATTCTTAAATGATTATCATTCAATGGCGTTAAACCGCGTGAAAGTCTGTACCTGTTTTGTCTTTCAATCCACCCCGTTTCATCAACTGGTTGCCATTCTGTTGATGAGGTAGTTGTAGGTATCAAAGGTTCATTAGTGATTGCACCGTCAGCGCCAGTTGTAGGGGTTGTAACTGTTCCATCAATGCCAGCGGGATCATCTTCCATGCCAGGAATTACAGGTAACAAAACGCAACGGCAATGTGGGTGTGCAGGAGGTTGCGCGTCACCTGATGCAAATGTTTGCCCAATAGTAATTACTTGCCCATTATTTTTAGCGCAAATGTTGCATGGGTCAGATACAGCCCATTCCATTTTTTGCAATCCTGCCATTTCGTATCTTTGAATAGTTGAAAATGACATAGCGCGGTTCTGCTCAGTAATAGCAATAGTTAAAGCGCGGCTTGCACTACCTACATGTTTGCCAATCATTACGGCGGCACTTTCAGCATCTAAACCTAAAGTAATTGCGTCAGAAAGCGCAGTGCCTAAATTTTCAATAGTTTCTTTGTTAAAGTTTTTGAAATAACTATCAGCGTTTACCGTCTGTAAGTATTTGATAAAACCTTCAGTTGGCGTAATTCTTAAAGCGGTAGCCGTATCTCCTGGCCGCCATTTATCCCAATTGATTTCAATGTCATCAGCCTTGTTTGCTATACGGGTTTTTTCTAACCATTCACTTGCGGCAACCGCGCCTAAAACATAAGCCTCCGCCCATGCTTGCATAACAGCCAAACGCAACGGTTCATCATCAAGGTACACATTAAGTAAAATCCATGAGCGGGCGCGTGTGCGATCTTGCGCAGGATTATCCGTAGGTTGCGGTTGCGTCTCCTGGTATTTATTAAAGACTCTTTTGAAGTCTGCTACCTGGCGCAGTGCCGCTCTAATCTTCACCGCGTTCTTTGCCGCTAAGCGCCCATCTGCCTTGAGAGCGCCCTCAATCATGTTAGATAAGCCTTAGCCAGCGCTCGCGCAGTATCTAAATCACCATCAAAAGCACAACGGTTAAGCGCATCTCCCACAATTGGATCAAGTGATTTGAACTCAAATAATCTTGCGCGCTTACCCTTAGCCGCCCATTTCATAAATGCTTTTACTTCATTTACTTCTTCATCTTCAGGCTTTACCTCTGTTGCAGGTTCTTGCTCAAGAGGATTAGGAGTTGTAGGCGCATCAGGTGTTGCATCAGGGCCGCTTAGTGTTGGAGCAACTGAAGCAGTAGCCGCATCAATCAATCCATCAGGTGAGAATAAATAAACAGCCCCTCCAGTTGCAAGGATTGGCATGTCTGCTTGAGGTGTATCAAGCAACGGCAAACCAAGTTCTGATCTGCGTTCATTGATTGACTTACCACCTGAACGCACTTCAATCTCATTCTTACGCGCATTTTCTTCTGTGTCTTTGCGTTCTGATGTAAGCAATTTGAATTCAAGTTCACGCGGCATACCTAAGTATGTGTAAGAAAGATTTGTTAGTTGCTTAGAGATCCAGTTAGCAAGAGGCCCAATGCCTAGCGCCTCACCATTCTCCGCTTGTCCTTCTGCAAAACCAGCCCCGCCCAATCCGCTCTTTGGTGAGAAACCAATTTCCGCAGGCTGTACGCCAAAGTGTCCGCAAATAGAAGTAACTAAATAATCATCAAGTGTGTCTTTGAACTTCTCGCCATAACCTTCATTAACAATAGGTGTTAAGCCCTTTGGCAATAGGCGAGCGCGTTTGCGTTGCTCTGTCTGCCCTGCAAGATCATCATTGAGAATACGCTCATAAGCAAGCAAGAGATCAGGGTTAGTTCCCCAATCTTCATCAGTTGTAAACATAAGTTCAGGCATTACGCCATCTGTGTACTCTGCTCTGATCCATTGTTGGCGGCGCAAATAAATGTCAGCAAGTGGTAGCGCTCGCTCTACTGGGCTAAATCCATAAACAGTTATTGAGCGGCGATTGCGCACCATGTAAGCCAATTGATCAGATGTAAATTCACCATCTGCTTTTGGATCTTCTTCTGTTGCGGCAAACTCTGAGCGTGGGAAACCATAAAGGATTTGTTGGAACGCGGCATTAGGTGGCAGTGGGCGCATACCGCGGTCATCAATAAGTGGCTTGATTGTTGAACCATCAAGAATTTGGAAACCATAAAGATCTCCACCTACTGTCGGCTGTGGGTAAACGGCTAAAGCGTCAATTACAAGAATGTCCTCAACAGCAATGTTGATCCAGTCCTGCCATGTGTAACCATTTGCCTTGTCAGGGTTTTCCCAAAATGTACGCATGCGGTTAATTTCATCTGTGTACTTTTCGCGGGCCTTAGCCATAGCGCGCACATGATCGCCACCTGACTCAGCCGCAATCTTTTCTGATGCGTCTGCACCAAGAACAATGTCAAAATCTAAACCGTTCATTTTTGATTTAGTTACTTCAATGCAACGGCGCAAAATGTCAATGCTATCTGCCGCGTCTCGTAATGTTGAGAATGGAACTAAGCGCGTTGGAACAATGTTGATGTTCTGAGCAACCTGGTATTCATAACGGCGCGGTTCAGGGCGGCCTGTTAATGGATTGACTGGGTTAATCGCACCAGGGATAATTGGATTGCCTGGGCCAAATGGAACTGTTGCGCTAAATGGTGCGCGTGGGAGTGCGACATTGTTGCCGTATGTCTGTTGCATTGCTAAACCGCTTTGGGCCATAAGTTGATCAGTGCCAACTGTTGTAG